AATGAGTGATTCAGAAATTCGTATGATGCATTATACAATAGAACAATTATCAGCAGAATTACAGGCAATAAGACAGTATGTGAGTGATATAACACCAAAATTGGAACGCACACGCAAGGAATTGGAAATTGCTATTGATGCATTGAAATCTGCACAACAATACATTTGTTCAGACAAAAAGAGTTATCAGATAATACAAACGGCTATTGAACAAATAACAGCACTGGAACAAAAGGATTGAAAATGATGTTTGGGGCATTTTCAAAAAAACAAATTGGGCGGGTTGAAACAGTTGGCGATAGTAGGGGGCAGGTATTTAGAAAGTTGGTGCAAAAAGGACTTGACCCAAACCAGTTTGAAATTCGTGAGTTGTTAGAACAAAAGGATAAGTGATGACAAATTCACAAAAGTATCTTTGTAGAGAATATGCACGCAACAGTAATTTTTCAGCAAAAGAAATCGCAGATATAGTTGGTTGTTGTGTTGGAACAGCAAGAGATTATATTAAAATATTTAGAAAAAAAGCAGAACAAAAGGATTAAACAACAACCAAAAGGAAAGGAAATGAAAATACTATACATACGAGACCCAGTTTGGAATCCTAATAAACGAGAGTGGGTTATAAACTATGGCGTGTCCGATTATGTCGACGACAAACCTGTAAAATATGTTCAGAAAGTTACGACCGAAACACTGTTGTCCGCACAGAACTATATCAACTTGTTAAACCAAAGGAAAGAAAGATGAAAAATAAAAACTGTTATATCTCTGGCCCAATGACCAATGACCCAGATTTTTTCAACAAATTCGCCGCCGCCGAATATGAGATTTATAACCTTGGATTGCGTCCAGTCAACCCTGCCCGCCTTGTGCCAATACAAAAAGGTTGGACTTGGGAAGATTATATGCGCGAGGATTTGAAACACTTATTGACCTGTTCATACATTTACATGTTGCGCGGTTGGGTTGATTCTCGTGGGGCAAAGGTGGAACTGGATTTGGCAAATGCCTTGAAAATGGATGTGATTATGCAATGCAGAATAGCAAAAAGGGGAAAATGATGATGTTAGAAAGATGGCCGAAGGGCAAACCTATGACTCCGGAGCAACGCCGGGCTCGTAAGCACCTTTTACAGAAAGAGTGGCGCAAAAGGAACCCGGAAAAAGTAAAGGCTCAAAACCGAAAATGGGGGCTGTATTATCAGACGGTTCGGCCGTTTAAGTGTATTTGCAAGGTTTGCGGCCAGGAGTTTGGTGCGCCGAGAAATTATTTCGTGGTTTGCCAGGATTGTATGCAAAAACGAAAAGAAAACCGTAAAGCGGTAATTGAGGCGAAAAAAGCGTGCTTGAAGGCGAAAATAAAACGAAACAAGGAAATCGTCCGCTTGCATAAAAAAGGGCTTTTACAACGCGAAATTGCGGCGATTGTGGGTATTGGACAGGCAAATGTTTCGTACGTTTTGCGGTGTTTGGGTTATCGAACATTAGAAAAAAGGACTAGAAAATGAGAATAATAATATTATCCCAACCAGGATGTTCAAAATGCAAAGCATTGTCTGCTAGATTTGCAGATGCAGAAGTAGTTGAATTACAACCCGCCTTACTATTGCAGTTGGCACGAGAGTTAAACATCTCTTCTTTGCCGATTGTAGTTTTGTCCGGCGACAACCAAGAATTAGAGGAGTTTATGGGATGAAATTTGATGTTATAGAATTGCTACAAGCAGGCTCGCACAAATGGAAAAAATCCGATGTCGACGCCGTGACTTTACGAAACCTAGAAGAATTATGCCAGAAAGTTAATGCCCTGGGGTATCGCCCGCCAATGTATGCTTCGTCTTGTTTGCGTTCCTTGGCAGACCAAAAACGTATCAATCCAAAGGCTCTCGGTTCATCACATTTATACGGTGCTGCGGTTGACGTAAAAGACCCAAATGGCGACCTTGCTAAGTGGGTTAAGGCAAACAAGGCAAAACTTGAAGAATGCGGGCTATGGTGCGAAAATCCACAATACACCAAGGGGTGGATCCATTTCCAAATTTATGCCCCAAAGTCAATGAACAGATTTTTTAACCCTTAAAAAATTTTTTCTAAATTGTCCTAAACTAGAAAAAAGCGTGTTATAATTACACTGTAAACCAAAAGGAAAGCAAATGAAAACGCAAGAAACTAAAGTAAAAGTATTAGATAAAGAAACCAAGACCGGCACTACAAATGGTCGTGATTGGGAAATAACCGAATACACAATCGTTGAAGAAACCGAATATAGAGACGGTTCTGTAACCAAAATTAAAGTTCGTGCGACCGCCGCACAATCGCTTGGCGAATTGGAAGTTGGTGCTGAATACAACGTCGTGTTGTTTATCTCATCTCGTGACTATGAAAAAGACGGCAAAAAGAACTTCTGGAACTCATTCCGTATTAGCAAAGCCGAAAAAGTCAGCGATGCCGAACCAAAAGAAGAAGTTGTTGTGCCATCTGAAGAAGATAATCTGCCATTTTAAGCAAAAGGGAAGCAAATGAAACTATTGTCAGTACAAGAAGTCGCAAAAATTCTAGGCTGTGGCGAAAGCACGGTTAGAACAAATGCAAAAAAAGGAACCTTCGGGTTTAGAGTTGTTAAAGTTGGCTCATTGTGGAAATTCCCAAGCAACGAAGTATATAAATATTTATACGGCGAAGGCTGGGAAGAACACGTACCAGAACCGGAGATGATATAAATGAAAACAGCAGAATCATTGAAAGAAGCTTTAGCAAAGTATAAAGACGAACTCGCCAATATTCGTGAAAAAATAAAAGAAGTTGACGATGTTTGGTTTCAATCGGGGTGTGATATGAAAAATAAAGATTTTATTGTCGCTTGTTCAAACGAAGTTGAAGAGTTGCGTCGTCTAGAATCCGAGGCGGATTTTAGGGTTAGATTTACAGAGTGGGTATTAGCATAAAAGGAGACAAAATGAACTTAGCAGAAAATGGTGCTGAAATACAAGCTATAATTGACAAAGAAATACAAGATATGATTGAAAAAGCACAACCAAAAGCACTTCGTGTATTGCTTAAAACCGAAAAAGAGTTTTTTGATGCGATTGAAATGTTGCGCAAAAAACATTCCGGCTTGACATCAATCGAAGAAATTAATAAACTTACAAAGGCAATAGTGAAAATTTGTAAATAACAGTTTGGGGCAGACCTTCAAAAAGACTCTTTCCAAATCATTCTTGTTGGTTTCTCCTTGACGCATCTCGCCCGCATACCGAGTCGCCCCTAAAAGTATGCGAATTTATGGCGCGAACCGAGAACCTTCTTCGTTCTTGTTCTCTCTCTCCTCTCGGTTCTTGCCACCTAATAAAGGTTATTAAATGAATCTAAATCTCATAAATCTTGACTGCACCGAGTGGAGCAAAAACGATTGGCGCGATGCCTATGCCGAATATTGCACCCATAATGCCTACGGCCCCAAAACAAAAAAAGAGTATTATGATTTTGTGAATACGCGGTTTAATCAGTTAAAATCGGTCGCCATGCCACTTTCTGATGAATTGTCGAATAAGTGGACCAACGGATTCAAAAACGCGTCTGTATGGGCAAAAAAACGCAAATGCAACCAGTGGGGGCAATCACTAGAAAACTCTCGCCCACGGGTTGACCTTGCTGCATTGGCGAACGATGTAAAGGACATACAATGGCAACTGATGCAAAAAAGAGGTTAAAATGTTTATAAGAATAAACGATGCGTCTATAAATATGAATAAAGTTTATTTAGTTAAAGAAACCGGAGAAACAGATATAAAGTTTCATTTTGATAACGGAATCGTTCTTACTGTTCAAGCCGACTCAGCAGAAGAACGAAAAGAAATACTTACTAATATTACAAAATATGTCAACAAACATAAATAATATTATAATCATCAAAGATTTGCAATGGTTAACGATGAATAAAGGGGAATAGTTTATGACAAACAAAGAAATATCAGCGTGGATTGAGAAACATCGGTGTATTTTATCGAGATTAACCGAAATAAACACAAGGTTAGGGTCGCTAGAAAAAACAATTAGTTGGTTGCGAGCAAAAAAAGAAACAAATGAAGAACAAATAAAAACACTTGCACATACATTATATAAAATATCTAGGCTGTGTATGCAATCTAAAAACCCAGAAAAAACCCTTGAAACAATAAATTCTTTGTGTTTTGAAACTTGTAAGGAATTAAGAAATGGATAGAATAACTCTTATTCTTGATACTAGAGAACAAGACGGACTTGATTTTTCCAAGTTTCGTGATGTTGATGTCGCCCGCCAAGGATTAAAGACGGGCGATTATTCTATTCAAGGCCACGAAGATGAAATCTGCTTTGAACGCAAATCTGTGCCTGACCTTGTTGGAACCCTCATCGGCGGCCACGAACGCTTTTTGCGTGAAATGGACCGTATGAAAGATTTTCAGGTCAAATACATCTTGGTTGAACATACCGCAGGGACCGTGTATCGTTATTGTGAACGGCACGGGGTAGAGTATAAATTTGATACAATAATACAAAGTTTATTGGCATACGCTTATCATTATCGCGTTAGAGTGCGTTTTTGCAAAGACAGAAACGATATGACGAGATACATCGTGGCGAAGTGTAAAGAATTTTTGAAAGAAAAGGAAGAAAATGAATGAAATATGGAAACCAGTTTGTGGGTATGAGGGCTATTATTCTGTTAGTAATTTAGGTAGAGTTCGTTCAGAAGACAGAATAGTGGTTGCAAAAAACGGAATACCAATAAAACAAAAAGGCAAAATTCTTAAAGGCGGAATAGATAACAAAGGTTATCCGCGTTTAATACTTTGCAAAAATGGTTGCCGTAGCACTCATTTTTTTCATAGATTAGTTGCTGATGCGTTTATACCGAACCCTGAAAATAAACCACAAGTAAATCATAAAAATGGTATAAGAAATGATGCCCGTTTGGAAAATTTAGAATGGACGACTTGTTCAGAAAACCAACTGCACGCATTTAGGACTTTGCACAGAAAAGTGTCAATGTCTGCGCTTGGAAAATTTGGGAAAGACAACCCATCATCAAAAACAGTTTTACAAATCAAAAATGGAATTGTTATTGCAGAATTTGGCAGTTGTTGCGAGGCGTCCAGAATTACAGGAATATCTGAATCGCAAATATCTGGCTGTGCCACAAAGAAAAAACGATATAAAACCGCTGGTGGCTATCAGTGGCAATACAAGGAGGCATAGATGCACAGACAGAACCCACGACGGGAAATCAAATATAGATACGCGGTGACAGTTTTTGATACCATCACTGGCCATAATTATTGCGTATTAGCAAACTCACTTGATGAAATTGTAGATTCAACGCTTTTTGCGGTAGATAAACTGAAAGGAAAGGAAAGAGAATGTCAACACCGAAATACAAAATCTTGAAACCGTTTTATTGTTTTCACCCCGAAATTATTTTTGATGGAAAGGTTCGTCCTGCGTTTTGGGGAGTTGAATGGACCGTTATCACCAAGAATAACCCGCAGTCAACAATTTATGAACATTATATGCGAAAAGTTGATACTGAAACAGAGGCACAACGACTGACGATAGAACTTGATAGTTTTGGCGGCGAATTTGCGTGGTGGCAAGAGTTAGACCATCGGTGCTGGTATTTGGACCCGAAATATAAAATCGGCGTCCTGGACCGAAAAAAACGAATTTTAGCGTATATAAAAAAACCAGACAGTGACAGTTTATAATATTTTCTGGTGCATTTGGTTTATTATTTTCGCATCTGTTTCCAGTATTGTTTTTAACCCATCTACCGTTTCGCTGTATCTGGTAACCCCTTTGCCACAAGGCTCGGCAAGGTAATAAATTTGCCAGTTGCCATCTACTATCTTGTAAATATCATACCGATAAAACTTTCCAGCGCAATATTGCTCAACAAAGGTTTTCATTATTTCGATTTCTTTTTCAAGGCATTAGCGATAGTTTCGGCATCTTTCTTTGTGAATCTACCTGTTCTTCTTATTCTCATAGCGATAGTCCCGTGCTTTATACCTGTTTTTTTAGATATTTCACTAATAGAACACATTTCGCCATCAAATATAATTTTTATTACGTTCCTACGATTAGCACTTTGCTCCGCTTTTGTAATCCATTTACAATTTTCAGGGCAATAATCTTTATTTACATCTATACGTTCAATAGTTAAATAATCGGCATAGCCATTATTCATCGCCCAATTATAAAAAGACTCACAATTTTTATACCACTCCTCATATATTTTTATTCCACGACCACCATAATTTTTATAATCCGCACAATTTTTATCATAACACCGTTTCCGCATACCATAAAATATCTGCATACATCTTGTTTTTGTCAAATGATGTGTTCCTAATTTACAACCACAACTTTCAATTCTATCTACATTTCTTGTTAAATTATGTTTGTATGCGATAAATTCCTTGCCACACTTACACCGACACAAATAAAAATCTTTTGTTACTTTTCTTTTACCATAATATACTATTTTTGTATGATGTTTCCTTATAACTTCAACATCTCCAAATTTTTGCCCCGAAATTAAATCGACTGTTTTCGGCATATTACACTCCTTATGTAATTTCCTAAATTCTAACAACGGCAGGCAATAGGATTTTGCTTTTCGGGAGCGACCCTAGCCGTTATTTATATAATACTATTTTTTATTTGTTTTAGCAACCGCTTTTTCTAACAATTCTTTATCTGCTTTTGAAAATGCTGTGCTGAACAAATCAAAAAACGCAATTATTTTATTTAATATTTTATCATCCTTATCGGTTTTAGTCCATTTTACGATTACCGTAGAAATTGCAACTACGCCACCATAAATTGCAAGAATATCTTGCCAATGTTCAACTAACCAATTCATTGTTCGCTCCTTTGTTTGTTTAGTTTATGTTTTAATCTAGATGGCGTATGTGTTTTCCAATATTCTTTCATCTTTTCAGAGTGTTTAAGCCTTTCTTCTTCTGTCCACTTTACGCCGTATCTTGGATTTAATTCGCCTGTTCTCATAACACTATATTTATGTCTTAATTCTGGGCTTGCCCTTCTTCCTAATTGAGCAACACGCAATTTTTGCTTATGTTCTTCTGTAAAAACATAATTCTTTTTTAATTTTCGTCCTTTTACAGACCCACCAACACCACCTATATTCATGTTCCAACAAATTTCATTTCCTAATAAAATCGAAACATATATTTTTTCCATTGAACATAAGCACTCTCTGTTTTTTGCCCAACCTAAAATTTTTCTTTTGACACCATAGGATTCAGCAATCTCTTTTTTGCAACATTTTGGAGGATGTCCAATATGCTTTTTGAACCAATCTTTTACTTTAACACCAAACCCCCAATAACTCTCCTTAACAGTATTCCCTTTCTTTTGCCCAATATAAAATCTATCGCCATCAGAAGTCGGTATTTTAATAATATAAATATAACCATACATAATACTGCCTTTTATTTTTTGAGCTGTTCTTCCAATTTTCTTTGTGTATCTATAATGGCAGATACCTTTTCATCTATACGAACCAGCAAATCGTGGTCTTTACGAAACGTTTCTAATTCACGTTCCATGTTTTTAACTTTGGCAGTAACGGCTCCATATGATGCAGCAATCGATACTAACGCTGTTAAAATCTCACCCCAAAGGCCATCCAATTTTTGCTCCTTTCTTTTCATAATCATTGTAAAACCTTTGTGAAAAAAAAGCAACATAAATATCTTGACATTGTCATTTAATAAACATATAATATAAATACTTCGATTCCTAGAAGTTCTTTTTCATCTTTGACTCCCGGACACACCTCTCCGCGTCCGGGTTTTTATTTGACATTACACGAAAGGATGCTTATAATAATGTCATATACTCGGTAACCAAAGATACCATGTATAATATCCTCCTTGGGGTACCATTACCCCAAGGTTTTAATATTTTTTATCATCAGACCAATCTGCTTTACTATCGTAACAGCAAGCCTTTGCCATCGCGCTATCTGCCTTTGCGATATCCTTCAAAATATCTGCACCAACAGACATTTGCGATATGGTCAAATCGCCAACAGTTGTCAAGAAAAAAAATTACCCCTGAATAATCAGGGATAATTTTGGTTTTTTTGTTATTCCGCAACCCACGATAATGTCGGAACTCCGTCAGCAATAACCAGTTTCAACACATAGGTGCCGTCCGCACTCGGTAATGCCGCATGACGTGCCGCAGGTATCGTTCCATCTGCGGACATTATCTCAAAGTTGCCGTTGTTATTCCAAACCTTAAACGTGTTAGCATCAGAGTTAGTGCCTCCTGTGCCAAGTTGAATCGCTCCCTCAGCGGTGGCTTTTGCAGAATACCCAATTACGACAGTATTATCCCCTCTGCTCTCCGCACATTCCCCAATAACGATGGAGTTTCCACCGCCCATCACGCTGGCTCTTGAACCTATTGCAATTGACCCACTGAAAAAACTACTGCCAACAGTCGCAGAACTTCCTAAAATTGTTACTTCATCGCAACCTTCATCTGTTGCATTGTCCCCAACAACAAGAGAGCCAGACACTGTCGCCTTATTCACCAACGGCTTATCACTCCAACTTGCGTCAGTTCCGTCTGTGGTCAGGAACTTACCACTCTGACCTGTTTGGTCTGGCAACCCACCACCAGAACCACCTGCTTGCCATACAGCATTGCCATTACTATCAAGGGTCAAGACATCGCCCTGCTGTGCGTTGGTTGTATCTGCCAAACGGGCTTCTGGTATTGTGCCGTCTGCGGACATAATCTCAAAGTTACCGTTTGCGTTGGCGACCTTGAAAGTGTTAGCATCATTGTTGACAGCAGTAGTGCCGCTGCTTAGACTACCAAGCTGTATAGAATGGAATGCTGACGCCCTTGCATTATGTCCAATCCCTATAGCACGTTCACTGTAAACACCAGAACCCCAACCAATGGAAATTCCTCCTTTGGCGTCTTTTACTTCCGCACCTTGTCCGATACCTATGGAATATCTACAATCAGTACTGTTTCTAAAAGCCTGCGCCCCCATACCAATGAAAACACTTCCAGTTATGTTAACTGAGGAACTTGTGTTTTTACCCGCATTACAACCAATGGATACACCATTATAATCAGCCACGGAGCCAATACCAATATTTACGCTGTTTGCATTACTGTTTGGTGAACCCGAAATTGTTAAAGTATCCGACCCAGTTGCTGTATTCTGTAAAGCATCGATAACGACAGCACCTGTTTGACCATTCACGGATGTTACCTGACCTTTTTGGTCGCTATCTTTCCACGCGTTCGTGTCCGTATCCCAAATCCACACAGTGTCTGTTGAACCTACAATAGCCCAATCGCCCGCTGTCGCTGTCGCATGCGCTGTTCTCAACGCTTCCGGTGTCGCATACCAACCCAAGTTATGTTGGTCGCCACCACTGCCACCGCCTTCATTGGGTTTGTGAAATAATGTTGTCTTCGTAAACATATTTATTCTCCTTCGCTTTCAGATGAATTGTTTTCCGAATTATCGTCACTAGAATTTTCTTCAACCGGAACTTCATCCAATCTAAAACCAGATACATAAATTTCTGCACTTGAATCACTGCACGAAAATGATAAGAAACGCACCGAACGCGTCAAATCACATTGCAATACATCGCCTTCTGACGCCGTTCCAACAGCTGGTAATTCTGATGCCGTGCCATCAAAATCTGGATTTGTTGTTCCGCGCACAGTTACGTCAGACGATGCTGAAAAAACTTCAACAGTCGCTGGTGTGTAATGCGCCGGCGATAATTCACTTGCGCATTCTGTTGCGTACAATGTATCTAATTTAATTTTAATACCCTTAGACATTTTTTTCTCCTTGTTGTTTAGTTTAATTTTACGCAGTTCTGCGCCATATATTTACCACATAAGCAGGCGGCTGAACCGTTGTGCTGTTGCCATAAATCGGATTAGATTCAGATGCCGCACTTGTGGTTCTATCAGTATAAGCAGTTAAACCACCATATGTTCCGCCGCTAAAAGTATAGACACTAGCATAAGATGATACCGTATGCGTATGGTCTGGTAATCCAGCCTCAATCGTAGTTCCTGCTAAATGACTCTCCGAACTTCCTTGCAAAACCCTATCCGCTGCAACCAACTCCCACGTACCAAATAATACTGCTATTGGACATGTTGCTGTCGTGCCTATATATATACTCCCAACAGGATATATCGTTTGCAATAAACTTTCTGGACCAATAATATGCGATACTAATTCAGCTGTAATGCCCGAATTTATTGCCGCCCATTGCTCAGACGTGAACGACGAATTGTTTAGTGCGTATTCAAATTCCCACGTTGTGCCGTTAAATTTATATCTGTTATATACAGTATTCCCCGCCGCATCAGTTCCAACAACAAAACCATAATCATTATTGTCCGCTGTCACCGCCGTCAATTCTGCAAGCGTATCAAACGTCCCTTTGAACGCTGCTGTTGCCGTCGCAATAGAACTATTTACAAACGCCTTATCAGCCAACTGATTTGTTGTCGATGCTTGTGTCGGAATCAAAGAATTTATTGCCGCAATATCACGCGTGTTTTGATTTATCTTTGCTTCATGGTCTAACGGCAATTCCGCCAATATATTTATGCCAGCTCGTATTTGTTGGTCGCGTTCAACCGCTAAATCAAAATCCCGTTCTATTTGCTCCGGGTCAATACGTCCTATGTTATAATCAGACAACTGCACTAATGGTATGTTGCGAACTATGTCTAAACGCGCCAATGCTTCTTGTGCCGTCAATAACACAACCTTCAAACCATCTTCGGATAATTCGTAATCAACACCATACTCCAATGGTGTGTCATACAATTTATTTACATACACTACCAACTGAGGAGTGGAGTCCGGATTGAAATCATACAGGAAACCAACCGGGTATTCTGTAACACCTTCAGTTATTATATATGTAGAACTTGCAGCGGTATTAGTTATCATCTTTTTCTCCTAATGTTTTTATTCTACTATTGTTCGTCATTTTTTTCAACCGTTTATTTCTTTAACCCGGTTCGTTTTTCTGCATAATTTTCACTACGTCCCATTAACTGATATAAACCGGCCCAGAAATTCTGACTATCTTCAGCTGTCGCAGAACGATAAACACCCGAACCCATGTTGACCAAATTATCAACACCGACTACAGGTATCACAGATGCAATACCATCAAGTACAGCGTCATCATAATCGCCCTTGGTTATCTTTCTCAAATCAGCAGAAACAATATTCGACAATGGCGTTCCTATTGATGCCATTTCACCCGTCAAGAACATAGACATAATGGGCGAGATAATACTGTTCCCGATTATAGAGAACCCAGCAACCGCAGAAATACCTTCTCTTTCTAAGGCTTCATAAACCTGTTTATCGTTATCGTCGTTACTGTCAAACAAATCAATTATACCAGCAGATATCAACGCAAACAAAATCATACTCGACAATGTGGACAATGTTTCTTTTGTTGCACTTCCGTATGACCGTTCACCTCTAGCCGCTTGTGCAAACGACAAACCAATAGACTTACCTTTCTGCACACCTTCAGAACCAAAGCGTAAAAACTCGCCCTTCAAATCTCTGTTCCATTGACGTTGCAATAAAGAACGTGTCGCCTGGTTATTAGATGCCTGGTGCATCACAATGTCTTCTGACAATTTGTCGCCCGCTTTGTCGCCATATTTGGCTTCGTATTGTTTTAACAATCCATAACCGCCAATCACATTCGCGGCCACATCTCCCGACAACATCGGTGTATAACCCAACCGTCTAGACGCTTGAGTTAAAGCAACCACATTGCTCACAATACGCTGACCGTCTTTTGATAATTTGTCTGTATTCTTTGCCCAATTCATTAACAAAGAATCCTGCCCAGCAGTTTGTTGCGTCAATGCTTCATCTATATTTTGACCTCTAAATCTATTACGAATATACGGCACTTTTTCAAACATATATTTTGCAGCATCAATCGGATGCATTGCTGCCCACGCGGTATCTTTCCAATACTGCATTTGCGAACCGCTATCGACTAATCCCCAAAATCCTGCAGCATTAGCCAAATTCTTCATAAATTGAATTGGCTTCCATTGTAATAAACCACTAGTCAAATTACGCGCAACAATATTTAATGATTCAGAGCCAACCAATGAGGATTCATGCTTTTGTAAAAAGTCATCAATCAAATCCATGAATTTGTTATATTTGGATTCGTCACCCAAATTCATTAAACCCAATCCGCGAATCTTCTTTGAGTTTTCGAACATTTGTTTTGATAATTTACGCACCTCTGTTGTCGGATTATCTATACCCAAATCCGCCTGATACCCAAACAAATCCTTCATTCTTTGTATCGTTGCATACAAATGTTCTTTTGCCCCAGCCGTTCTCTGAACATAACTATTAAACACCTCACGAGCGTCAACGTCTAATGAAATCATTCCGTTCGCATCGTCTTTTCTTCCGAACGTAGAATTAATACGACGGTCGCCAAATGCTATATGCTCAGCATCAGCAATAGGCCAATACGGTTCTTCATCTATTTCGTCGCCCTCTTGTTCAAATGACTCTTTATAATATTTCCAGTTTTCTTTGATGAAATCCATCATCAAGTCCGCTTCTTTCTTTTGTTCGTCGGTCAACGAATTTAACACTTTATTCATTTGTTGCTCGTTGCCACCGAAAGTGTTTAATACCTTTCTGCGCCCGACGGTGCTTTTCGCATTATTATAAAGGTTCATGGCAACCAACGGGGATATTTTTAATCCTATGATTTGGTCGGTCAACGGGTCAACAGCATAATCAACATCAATACTGTTAATCGATGCCTGATTCTCAAATTTATCCCGTTCAACATTAGATTTGAATCCCATGCCCTTTTTTAATTTAGCATCAAAATCTAATAACGAACTTGTCGCTGCATTAGACACACGGTTCATACGACCAATCAAATCAAAATGTTCAACCAGTTTCTTTCCGCCCAACGCCCACAAACCGGTTGTAATATCACCATTGGCAAAAAAGCGCGTAAACCATCTTGGTGCTTTACCAGCATCTTTCATAATTTTAGAAACTTCTTTTACGTCGTCTTCGTAATTCACACCATCCGGTTTTGCATCGGTTCTTTTCACAAGCGCAGATTTGAATTGTTTTTTCTGACTACCTAACAAATCAGACACATCAACCACAGATTCTGACATTTCAAAATTAGGCAAATCCTCTTCTGACACAACTGCGTTATCTCTGGATTGTAATCTACGAACTTCTCTGTCAGCTTTTTGATTTGCACGTTTTTGTAATTCACCAACAGTCATGCCTTCTTTTTGTATACTGTCACCATACTCTCTTTCAGCACGCTCCATAAATGTTTCAATCTTTGTGCCATCAAACGCTTTATCTATTATCGCAGCCGCATCTACATTTGTGTAAGTTTTCAAAACTTTATACAACGCAAGCACTTCTTCTTTCGTTAACGCCAAATCGTCGCCAGCAACAAAGTCTTGTATCTTTCTTGCCAACCCTTCTTCACCTTGTGCTTTTGCCATATCAATAATTGTTTTGCTATTGTTTTTAACAAGAGTCTCTAATGCTGTTTGATATGCAGATAACGCTTCCTGTATCGACGGTATCTTTACCATTTGTGCCATTGCATTTATTGCGTCTATATGCTGCGCTACTTCGCCACCGCCCATACCAAATACTTTACCTACTTTTGCACCAAGACGACCTATCGCATACGCAAAATACTCAGCTGTATTCTTTTCATTTACAGTTTCTGTAATTTTATCTTTTTGTTTTTCTTTTACATCACCCGGTTCCGTTGAACGCGCAAACGCATCACGCGCACCACTCGCATCCATTTTGGATTTAACTGACGCCGCTTTTTCTTTACCGTAAACTTTCGCTATGGCATCAAAGTATGTCGGCATGAAATTTTCAAAGTTTGTTCCACGCCCCAACTGCGTATCCAACAAATGTCCCAATTCATGTAAAATACCACGCTGTACAGGATTTATAAGACTTATTTTTTTGTTTTGGACCATCGGAAAATCTATTGCTTCGCCAGTAGTCTCTGTGTTTATATACAATGTATTTGTATCTGGTTCATATGCCATCGGCTCAGTATTACGTATTTCAATTTTAGGCATCCTAAAATCACCACCATAATACGTAACAACACTCGCTATACCCTGCATCGCACGCGAAACCATAACTTTCGTTTGGTCATCAATACCTTCTGGCATATTCTTATATACCGTTTGGTCTATAACCTTTAAGTCGTTCATAAATCTTGCGGATTCTTCGGCACCAAGATTACGCACATAAGACGCAACTTCTGGCGTCGCCCTATCTAACATACCAAGAATAGCACCCTTTTGTTTTTCTTTTATATTATTAATCCCTTCAGGTGATGCCATTGCCAAAATCATATCTAAGGCTTGTTCTCTGGTGTACAATCCGGCATCATGCAAAGCATTAACACCAACACCTAATTGTTTTATAAATTCGGGCGCATCAGCATCAATCTTCCCAGACAAAATTTGTTCCTTATGTATCTGCAACGATTCATTAAATACTTTTGCTGGAACAGATAATGCGCCACCAACAGCACCTAACACTAACGCCATTACATACCCGTTCATACGCTCGGCTCTTTTATCATCACCCATATTATATGAAAAATAATTAAATAGAACCTGGTCCGCACCTTCGGTCAA